GTGATAGAGATCGTCTAATTGATCTTTAATACTTGGATATTCTGCAGTTCTTTTATTTATATAAGCTAGTTCTGTTTGTTTTGCTAAAATATCTGCTTTAGCAATAGGTCTTGTGTTGTGCCAAGTTATTTTATTTATATCTTCGTCTTCAACAGTTACTTGTGCTGTTGGTTTAATAGCTAAAATTGCTGTAATTATATCTGCCATATTATGCTCCTATCTCGTAAATAATCCAACGCAAAGATGAATTATTTGGATTAGTTCCAGTAAAACCATTGGTACCTGAAGCACGATTCCAATACACAGTATTGCTTTGCGTACCAAAACGTATAGTATAAGTTATCTGGCTAGTAGTTGCAGCACTAGATTCTACAGTTTGTCCCATTACAGTTTTAAAATGTCCACTGTCACCAGTGATATCTGCAAAAGAACCAATGTTAGTATTACCTCTAAAGATACTAAAACTACTAAGTGCTTCACCACTATTGCCGCCAGTAAACACATTAAGTACGTGTATCAACTGACTGTTTGACGCAGTAGGAGTAAAAGTTCTGGAAGCTACTTGAATCCCTTCGGATATAGTTGGTGTACTACCATCAGCAGGAATATTTGAAGTAGTACTAAATTGACTTTGATTTGTAAAAACTTGCATCTGTAAAACTTTGCCTAAACCACCTGGAAGCCTTGCTGCCGCCACAGTACCTGAAGATAAATTAGATGCGTTTAAAGATGTTAAACCAGAACCGTTTCCAGCAACATTACTAACAGAAATACTAGAAGGTAGTCTGGCATTAGCCAGCGTTCCTGAAGCTACATTAGAAGCGTTAATACTAGTTATTGAACCACCGTTCAATGCTGCATAGGTACCGATTAAGTTAGCGGCGTTTACTGACGTTAGCGCTGTTCCAACTAAAGCTGGTAAAGTGCCACCACTTGTTATATTAGCCGCAGCTAAAGCCGTAATGTTTGTGCCATCACCTTGTAAAGCTCCTGCAGCCAAGGTTCCCGCAATAGTCGTTCCAGTGCCAGTCGTTTCTAATTTTTGAGCCCCGCCAAAAAACAGTTTAGCCGCGCCGTTAGCAACGTAAGTAGCCATGTCATTACCACTAGCATCTTCTATTGTAATTGTGTTGCCTTTAATAAAACCAGTACTCCCATCGCTGGTAAAGATCATGTCATTACCATTACCAAGGTTAAGATCAACGTTGTCCGCTAAAGTTATATCACCGGTAAACGTGCCACCAGTTGCACCAAATTTAGAATTAAGTTGTGTTTGAATTGATGACGTTGCATCTACGGTTTGAAACTCAGTATTAGTTACAGAACCATTAGCAATAGTTGGTGAGGGTATCGATGCAGAATCAATGTTGGCACCTGTAAATTGATAGCGTACGCTTTCGTAAGTTGCCATTATTTATTTCCCCGTTAGTTTCCAACCCGGATCACTTGCTCCTGTATAAACAATCGTAAACGCCGCGTTGTTTGTTGCTACTGTTCCATTTGCTGTTGCACCAAATATTTGATTTGAACCACCAGCGTTTAAAATTAAATTGTTACTAGCAAACGTTCCATTTCTATCTAAGAAAGTTATCTCATCACCTACAGCTAAATTAGTAGTTGGTAAAGTTATGGTGCATGCTTGACCTGTTGTGTTAACCATAATCTTGTCACCAACAAAAGCAGTTGCAGTTGCAGTTGCTACTGTACGCCAAACATTTTGTGATTGATCAAGATCATGCCATGTGTTAGCAGAACCATCTGTAACTACTGCGGTGTTTGCAGCAGCAAGTAAAACTTTTCGTAGGGGTTGTACAATGTGTGTTGCACCAGCGCCACCAAGACGCATAGTAATTTTATATTGATTTGAATTATTAATAACAAAAAACATTTTTTGTGTTGCTTGACATTGAATAATTGTATCTTGCCCAACATTAATAAAGTTAAGTGCAAATTGTCTTTGTTGATTGTTAGCTTGTGAAACACCACCATCAGCAGAACTTAAAGTAACTGTTCCCGAAGCGCCTGATAAGTTTATTGTTAAAACTCCTGCTATCGATTCTTCTATTGAGTTTTCAAAAGTGTTGTTAGTGGTAACACCCCAAGAGTTTGATTGTTCTCCTGGATTAATAAGCTCTATGCCTAAACGTGGTGAATAACTTGATGCCATATTTTATCCTATACCGGCGTCCATGTGTCGCCTGAATCTGTTGTCTCATCTACAGGAGTCCATGCATTAGCTGGCGCACCTGGTACGTCAGTCCATGTATCTCCTGAATCAGTTGTATCATCAACATCGGTCCATGTAAAGACCGCAATTGCACCTAAACCAACACTCATAGGAAAGCTAGGTAATTCAATAGCTGTTTCTACTAAGACTTGACCAACAGCAGTAGCTGCAGATAGTTGCGTTGCAAAAGCTCTACTCTCAGCTACTACTTGACCTAATGACATTGTAGTTGCTACACCTGTTAGTGCAACGTTTGCATTTAATAATAATGTTTCTTGTCCCAAAGTCATTGTTGTAGCTAAACCAGTTAGTGGAATTGCTGTCTCAGCTAATACTTGCCCTAGCGCTGTCGACACACTAACTCCAGTTACTTCGTGTGTTTTATCTGTTCTAGCTGCTACGTTTCCTAAGACTGCATTAGCTGTAACTCCAGATGGAAACGCTGTCAAAACTCCAAACTCATGAGATTGTAATGTTGTTGTAACCGAGACACCTGATTGTACTAAATTAGAATCAGCTGTAACAGTTTCATCACCAAGCACTGCTGGCACTGTTAAACCAGAAGGTAGCGCTATCATTTCTAAAGCAACTTGTCCCAAGGCTAATGTAATTGATTGTGTTGGTACGTTGTGTAAATTTTCTACAGAAAAATCAGGACCATTAATATTAAGATTAAGACCAGATACTGATATTTCCGCATCAGGTTTAATAGGTGAACTAGCAAAGGCCTGTCCCGCAAAACTGGCTAATGAATTATCCATTATTTATCCTTTTTTTTATCGTCTAATTCTTTAATTGCTTCAATTAATAAAGGCACAAGTTTATCATACCAAACCGTTAAATATTTCTCATCTATAGGTGCTTCAGTAACTACTTCAGGTAAAACTGTTTCTACTTCTTGTGCACTAACACCTACTTGACGTTTATCGTTGTCATAACCAAGTGACTTTGCTACTTCATTTTCTCTAAAGTAATAACCTGTTAAGGCTTTTACTTTATCTAATGCGGACTCGATTGGTCCTTCAAAGTCTTTTAGACGCGAATCGGAATAGTACGCAGAAATATTGTTGGTCGCTCGGATTTCTCCACCAGTTCCTGATGCTCCTGTGCCGACACCTAAACTATTTACTTGTCCATTAGAGTTAGTAGAAAAACCACCTGTAGGACCGGTAGGTCCTGTTGGGCCTGTAGGACCGGTACCACCTCCTGGACCTGTTGGACCGTTTGGTCCTGTTGGACCCGTTGGACCTGGACCACCTGTAGGACCGGTACCACCTCCTGGACCTGTCGGACCGTCAGGACCTGTCGGACCGGTACCACCTGCTGGTCCACTTGGACCTCCTGGACCTGTCGGACCTGTCGGACCTGTCGGACCGGTTGCTCCGGCTGGAATAGTAAACGCAAAAACTTTAGCTGTGTTAGGACCACTAGCACTAATCCCAATAGGACCTGTACTTGCAGTTGGTGTTCCAAAACCTGCTGCTGGGCCGGTTGGTCCGGTTGGTCCGGTACCACCTGCTGGGCCGGTTGGTCCGGTACCACCATTATTACCTGCTGGGCCGGTTGGTCCGGTTGGGCCAGTGCCACCGTCAGGACCGGTTGGACCTGTATTACCCGTTGGACCTGTCGGACCTGCACCGCCGGTTGGACCTGCTGGTCCTTGTGCCGCGACATTAGCAATAGTTGCTTTTTTAATAGTTGAAGTTGAAGTATCGTAAACTGCTAGTAAATCATCACTAGCAACACTAGTAAAAGTTGCGTTACCGGAAACAGTGTCACCAACTAAGGCTCCGGTCAGGGTCGCCCCGGTCGCACTGGTTTCGAACTTTTTTACATTGTTATGAAAAAGTTTAATCGCACCACCATTTTGTGCTTCTATCATTGAAGCATCAGCAGGTGTTCTTACATAAAAAGCTGCACCTGACATTAATTTTAGACTTCCAGTACCAGAATCTTTAATAATTGAGTTAGTACCATCATGAAAAATTTCTAAGTCATTAGACGCTCCAAAGTTAGCTTTGACATTATCACCAAAACCTATTTGACCAGTCATCGTGCCACCAGTGGTCATTAAGGCACCAGCAGCTGTTACATTGGTTGTATCGGTGACATCAGCGTTTGTTTCAACGGTATCTAGTTTAGTGCCATCAGCACTTACGTCACGACCATCCACGGTCCCCGCTACGGCAAGATTGTTGCCGGTAGCACTAACGCCTGATGATAACGCTACGGTGTCAGAATTGTCTTTAAACACGGCCCGAGAAGCGGGCTGTGTACAAAATATTTGTTTGGTTCCAGCGGAGAAATTAACAGCACTATCGCTGTTAGAAGATGATAGTACAGATGTTCGTGTTAGGTTAGCACTTGACCCATCAAGTGTACCAACACCAACTTCAAACTCACCTAAGGTTGTGTGAAAAATAGCATAATAAGTAACGTTACCATTACCAATTCCTGAGCCAAACGTTTCAAAGCCAGCTACAGCTCCCCCTAGAGCAATTGCTCCTGTGCCTGTAGTTGTGCTGGTTTCTTTAACCCGATCATTAAGAATAAATGCCATTTAGATTTACTCCTTACGACAGTCTTAGAATCTCAGAACCACCACCCGCAGTTGGGAATTGAATTGTAAAAGTACCATTGGTTGCTGTGAACGTTCCACCAAAACTCAATACTGCTACTGCATCATTTGTAGGAGCAGAACCATCTGAACGATACATTAGACCACCTGCAGCTGAGAAGCTTGCATTGGGCCAAGATATATTATCAAAATCAGCAAACGCAGTTGAGCTAGAAGAACCACCTGTAACAGCAGGATTTTGTAAAGCATTCCCAGCTGTTGCGTAACCGTTTCCGTTGGCTACTTGGTTGTCTGATGCGGTCGCTGCATAATTTGCTGTTGTTGCGCCTAAAGTTGCAGAAGAAGTATATAACGATATTTTGTAGGTAGCGCCACCGTCAAAGTCATGATTGCCTTTTAACAATTCTTGCTTAAATACATTTGCTACTGCTTGTGATATTGCCATAATTTTTCTCCTTAAGGGTTGTTAGAAGGAATAGGTACCCTTAGTTCACCATCCCTGTATTCATCACGTTTTTTCTTACCTAATTGCTCAGTTGCCAATCCTTGTAAAGCCGTTTGATACGACTGTTCGTAAAGTTGCAACAATTCGCCTGGGCCTTTTAAGAATTTAAATGCATCGGAAAGACATGCAAATAAAAAAGCGCGTGGAGCATTTACACTTAACCACGTTGAGTTTGGAGATGTCGATTTCATATCTACCAAACTTGTTGGCTTTTTAACCAAAGCCAATTCTACCTTATACGCCTGATTTTGTGAAGGCGCAATATATATTGTTTGTTGATCCCAAACCGCAAAATACTTTGGTATTACACCAGTGGCTGCCGGTGTGGTACGATTAGGCCAATATTCAATTAACAACGACAAATCTTTTCTTGTCATAAAATGTCGATCATTAGGAATATTATTAGTTTCTGTGTATATTTGAGCATACCTAATACTAGAGAAATCAGTTAAATTTGCTCCTGGCATTGCTATTAATGGGTTAGCTTGATTGTTTGTTGGTGCCGCTACAGTTGCAGTTTCATAAGCTTGATCTGCTGGTATCTCAATGTCTCTAAACATTCTATATTCAACCATTCTTATTAGGTCGTCTAATAAGTCATTAGTGGTTGTTTGCGTCCAGATTGCACTATCTGTTTCTGTCCAAGACAATATATTTTGAATCATTTCTGCGTAGGTCATGGTGTCAATGTTACAGGACCTGATGATACAAGTCCACCCCCAGCTGACATAGGTCCAGGACTTTGCCAGTATTTATATGTTAAACCACCAGCTCCTGAAAACTGATCTACGTATAGTTGTGTGTCGTCAACTAATATTTTATTCGCGCCACCGTAAGGTGCTTTGTTAAAGTTAGTTGCAAATATTATAGCTGTTGGCGCTAAGGCACCAGAATAATTAGTGTTAATCCAATTTGTTTTTTGTGTATTTAATGATGATGAACCAGTGTCTGTAGTCAATATTGTATAAGACCCATTCTCAGCGATAGCTTTTGCTATTAAAGAATCTGCTCTTGCTAATTTAGTTAAGTTTGTAAAAAAGTTAGCAGCGTTAGCAGCGATAGTTGTTGCTTGCATTGCAGACGTCATAGCAAACCAAGTTGTTAAATTATTGTAAGTAGCAATTGCTTGATAGTAACTTGTTAAAACTCCATCCATATCAATATACAAAGTTGTAGTTCCGGGAACACAGTTTGCCGCAAGAAACGTTTCTGCATCGTAAGCTGGATTTACTTTATAGTTATTAGCATCGGTTACGGCAGTAACCGTAAAACCGACTGACGTTTGTAAGGCCGCTATTAATAACCAAGAAGTACTAGGTGCTTGTGACGTAAATGATTCTGATACAGTTCTAAATCTAACAATGTCACCAACTATTAAATTATGGTCTGGTTCATTTATATAAATATTTTGATCACCTGCAGTAGATGATACAAACGGATTAAAGCCTAGCATGGTTGCAACTTTTGGTTCAACACGAGCTGGTCGTGCATCTCTTAGACCTTCTAGGTCACCTACTAATCTTCTAACTACTAATTGTGGATGTTTTGGTTCCCATTCACTTTTATGTACAAAAGAACCATTCCATTCGTACATCATTTCTCTGTACGGAAAGGCCAGACCACTACGATCTGATATAGCTTTTGATTTTTTTCCGCGTGCAAAATTAGACATTTGGGTAATACGCCTGTGGTGTTAAATAAGTTGACGAAGAAGAACCATCTTCAGTTAAAGCTCTATTTAATTCATCTTCGTAAATAAGTTTTAAATTTTGAATATATTCTACTTTGTATTTCATTGACAAATAGTAGGATAGCCCAGCAAGCATGCATGGTACAAAACGATAAGGTACATCTGCAACATTGCTATATGCCCCAGCGTCTTGAATACGTTTTACATAGTACATAAAAATGAAATTACCCGCCGCTGTTGCATCAGGCGTTGGATAAAGATTAACCGTAACATTATCAGTAAACCTTTGTACGTAATATTGTGAAGGCGTTGATTGATTTAATTTAGCTGATAAACCATTGTAAGTTGATCTAGATATTTTGGTTAATGCTGAATCAGCTTGATTTACTGTACCATTGTTTCTTCGATAAGCTGCTTCTAAAACATCATCAACACCATAAAGCACCACGGTACCATCAGGGTTTACAACCGGCGCTGTAGTACCATCTGCTGCTGATCTATAGAAAACATAAGATGCTTGACCTTGAACTAGGTTAATTAAAGTGTTGCCTATTTCCCAATAATGCAAACCTCTATTAGCCCATTCTTGAAGCATGATGTTCAAAGAACGGTGAGCTGATTTCATTTGATAACCACTTACATTAACAAGACCGATTCGTTCAAAAGACTCTTCGATAACTTCGTCGATATAAAGGGTTTTCTCAAAAACAGTAGTTCCTGATGTCGCCATTAATATCTCCTTATGTTGTTAATGTAACAGAAACCCCTGCGTTAGCATTTGCTGTAATTGTTGCATGAACATCAGTTTTAAATAAAATTCCACTACCTGGTACAAAGACACTTAAGCCTTCTGTTCCAAATTTGTAGACTGCTTTAACAGTTCCTGTTGCACCACCATCTCTTAAAGTAAGAGTACTTGCTGCAATACCTGCACAAGAAATAGATGTTACTCTAGAACGTCCCGTGTATAAACCACCAGTTGCTGCTGCGTGTTTTACGACTTGATCTGATGTAAATGATCCTCCGCCTGCTCCCATAATTTTCTCCTATACTTAGGGGCCCGAAGGCCCCTAATTAATTTTTAATTAGCCTGCTACTAAGCCGCCTGAACCAGAGTTCGATTGCTCACCATTATCTACCATATGGTAAAAAATAGTTCCGCTTAAAGTACCAGCTGTACCAGCTGCTGCAACACCAGCGACGATTTTAACATCTTGAGTCATTTCTAATACTCCAAGAGCTGCACCGTCAGTAGCTGCACCCGGTTGAATATTACCTTGTGCGGCATCTGCTGCTAAGTTGTCAGCAAAACCATCAGTATCAACAAAAGCTACCGCAGTTAAATTTACGTAACCTATGTCTAGTTTACCACCAGCCGCTGCTGCTCCCGCAAAGCTAAGTGAATCAATGATTGCACCTTTTGGTAGTTGAACTTGTCTAGTATCTGTTGCAGATATTTGAGCATCTGTTCCAGCCCCTGCATTAGTTGCAGGTACATAGAATTGAGCTACCATTTGCACAGAACCAGCATAAGTTGTTTTTTTGCCGTTACCGTTAGATCTTAAGATCCCTGTAAAAGTTGTAGTTGCCATGATTTATTTTCTCCTATTTTCGTTAATACAGTATTGAGATTTGTCGACTGCTAGCGTCTGTAATAACTAATTTAAATTGCAGTTGTTGGATTATACGCTTTTAAATAAGAATGTGCAAATAAAAAGGGGCCCGAAGGCCCCTTAATACTTTGTCTTAATCTAGTGATTAAGCACCTGGGTTTCCGTAGATTCCACGAGGGTCAGACCAACCGAAGCTGTATCTTTCTCTTGCTTTGTATCTTACGTTTCCAGTTTCGAAGTCACCTTCCATGGCCGTTTTAATCGGCGCACGTACCATGTGCTTCATTCCGTTAGGAACATCAGTCTTGATAAAGAAGGACTCTGTATCAGATAAGAAGTTGTTAACAACAAAACCCTGTGGGATCATACCCATAGATTTCATTGCATTAACATCATTGTCTGCAGTTCCCGGTCTTTGACCAGACTTCATTAATCGTTCCGCTACGAATTGCTGATTAGGGTGAATGATCATTTTCATTCCTCTAGCAGCAATCTTTAAGCCACGCTCATCTGTCATAGCAGCAATGTCAATCATTGCTTGCTCTAAAGATGTCTCTGACAAATCAGCCGAAGTAGTTGGTTCGTTTTTAAACGTCCCAGCTATTGTCGGGTGAACAGCTGAACAAAGTTCAACTCCATCACCACCAAGGAAGTTAGCGTTGAACGCTCTGTTAAGAACGTTAGCAGCTTTAACTTGCTTAGTGTTTGCCATAGAACGAGCTAATGCTTTTGTATAACGCGTAGAGATCTTGTCATAAAGGTTATCTTCAATGTTCTCTTCCGTTAGCGCGAATGCTAACGCAATAGTTTCATGTTGATACCTTGCTGTGAACGTCTCTTGTGCGTTGTCATATACAACAGCAGCGCCCTCGGACTTAACCGAAGCGTTCTCGAAACCAGATAACATTACTTCTTCTTCAAAAGCTCTGTCACTGTTTTCAGTGTCGAAAATCTCCGTGTGTTGATTTTCGTATTGTTTGTACTCAAGTCCAAATAATGCATTTA